TTGTGTGTCTTGTGTTTCTTTAATTTCTTCAGTCATTTACTTCCCCCTTTTCTGTCCTAAAAAGTTTACATACATACTCTTCATTGATATTTTTTATTTCGTTTAAAAGTTCTTGCCCTACACTTTGTCTGCCCAAATTAAAGTTTGTTGCGTTTATGTCGTTTGTGTATGCACTGCTTTCAACGAAACATTTACCGAATATTATTCTCTTCAACAACGCTATACCGTCGGAAGTCTTTAACACATTCTCTAATGTGTTCTTCTCTTGTGCTATCTCGTCTTTGGTTCTTTGGTCTTCTTCTATAACTCTGTCTAATTCTTCTTCCGTCATAATTCTCTCCTATACTTGCGGTCCGCCCATTAAAGCGGTTAAAGCGTTATCTTCGTCTGTCTTTGCTTTACTTAATTTCTCTATTGTGTCTGCTTCCATATTTGCTTGTGCTTGTTGTTGACTTTGTTGTTGTTGCATTGCTCTCTGTTCTCTTATTGCCTGTATTTCTTTCGGGTTTCTAATTACCGACGGGTCAACGCCTATCTTGTCAAACGCAGTCAATACCAACTTGTCAGGGTTGATAACATCAAGAACTTCCGGATACGCTTGTGCTATCTGTCCTACAAACGCAGTTCCCTGATTAAGTTCTGCCATACCCTGTGCCTTTTGTGCTTGTGCTATTATGGAAACATACTCAACTCTTAACTCTCCGCCCTGTATACTTTCAGGTGGTGGTGGAACAAGTCCGTTTTCCAACATTATTTGGAAAGTTATTTGTATCATCGGGTCTAACAACTCGCTATTAAGTCTCTGTAATACAGGACCTAACATCATAAGTTTTTCTTGGTGTCTTTCCGCTACTTCGGTTGCGGTCATTCTTGAATACTCTTGTGAAGTAAGCATTAAGAACACATCATAGTAGAAGTTGTTAGTTATTCTTCTTTCTACATTTGCTATTTCTTGTATTAATGAAGGTAAATCTAATTGAACTTTATATGTAGGATATACTGCCGAGTCTGTCGTTCCTGAAAATCTTGTAAGCCCGTTAGGTGCTACATTTATCTTACCCTGAACTTGTGAACTTACCATTAATGGCGGTTCTACAACTTTCTGTAAACCTATAAGTTTAACCTTCTCTAACTTCTGTAACATTCTACAATCGCCGAGAACTTTGTCTCCGATACCGATACCGTAAGTATCTTGAGACGAGTTTACCGAATATCTTGGTGCTACAACGGGGAAATATGTGTATCCCGACTCTCTTAAGAACTTGTCGCTATTACCCTGCCAATATATTGATGTATACTTATAGTTCTTGTTATCTTTACGACTTTTATCTCTGTTAGTGTTCTCGCATACTAAATGGTAAACTAAAAACTCTGCGGTATAATTTTTGTTATCGTAACAAGACTGAACTGACGGTCCGCAATTCTCGTATCCAAACTCTTCAACCATTTGTTGCGATGTCATAAAGAACTCTCTACCGAATGTAGTAGGAAGTCCTTTAGTATTGTATAGTAAACAGTATTCGCCGATAGTAAACTGTGTGCAATGTATAACATTGTCGTAATCTTTATCTACTACAAAACACGCAGTTCCAAACACCGCAAGTTCCTGATATACATTATGTAAAGTGTTATAGAAGTTAGATTTTTGAAATATATACTCCATTTTCTTTTTAATGGAGTCTGTCCATTGTGCCACTTCTATATCTTCGTTCATAGGCGACATCAACTTAAACCATTCTCTTGAAGGAGATGTAAGACCGTTCAACATACCTGCCGATAATGTGTCTACCGCTATACCGACAGTATTGTTTACCAACTTCTTGTAATCTATCTCTTTTCTTAAATTAAGATTGCGTTGAACAAAACGACCTTTTGTCGGTGCGATATAGTCCGACAACTCTTCCCAATGCGGTCTGTAATTCATTTTGTTTTGTCGCATATTAAAATAAATCTTCTGTGCGTTTTGAACATTCATAATTATTGCCCCAATTTAGTTTTTGTGGCAGAGCCACTTGTTCCTGTGTCTAACAACCCGAAATTACTTGTCTTGATAGTAGACATCAAACCTCTCTTAAACATTTCCCCTCTCTTGTCTCTTAACGAATCGTATGTCTCGTTACTCTGTGTCGCTTGTGGTCCTTTTGCTTTTAATAGTTCTTCTTGTCTCTTGTTCGTCTCTGCCTGTATCTTTGCCATTTCTCCCGCTTGTTTATCCGACTGATATTTCCCGTATATTCCACTTGCTAAACTTATCAATGCTCCTATTGCCAATGCTGGAAACATAACTCACTCCTATATGTATTGGTAATCGCTTACTGCATACTCGCTTTTTCTGTCGTCAAGTCCACGCTTCTGTATCGGAAACGCAAAAGTCAATGCAAGACTGTCACTCTTATCAGGCGATTTACCTATTCTTTTCTTTACTAACTCTTTCCCTTCCAACTGTATCTGCCCTGCTCCTGCCGAAAAACCGTATAAAACATTTGTCAACTCTTGAACTAACTCTTCATCTTCCGGTATCGCACCTTCCTTTCGTATCCATTCCGCCATTTTCCACCACATCTCGGCTCTCTTGTTCTTACAATGCTCGTCTCCACTCTTCATATTGAAGTTCACTTCAAACACATTGTCGTAACCGAACTCTCTTAATCTGTCTACCACTCCACCACCAAACGCTTGGTCTATACATATTCCGTCGTATCCGTAATCGTTTATCACATCTATAATTCTCTCTGTAATCTCGGCAGTATTTAACCCCTGAAAGTATCTCTGCGGAAACATCTGTAAACCCTTTCTTACGGTTATCACAGTTCTATCATCTCCGTATCTTGCACAGTCTACGCCGATAATTGTCGCACTATGGTCTATCTCGTCTAACCTATACTGTCTTCTTTGAGCCACATATACATCGTCTATTCGGATAAGAACATTGTCGCTACTTGCCATAAAGTCGCACATATATTCTTGTCTAAACATACTGTCGCTACTTGACTCTTCTTCTATCCTTTTAAGTTCGTCGGCAGGTATAACTCCCGAATCTTTGGCAGTAAACATACCGCCCCACCAATCTTTAAGTCCACTTTGGCTTTTAAGCCACAACTTATAAAAGTGGTTCTGTCCTTTCGGTGTTGAAGTAAACACGCACCAACCGTTCGTATTAATGAACATAGGGCGTATAATCTCTTCAAATATGTCCTTACACATTGCATACTCGTCTAACACTACTCCGTTAGCGTATGAACCTCTTAATGCGTCAGGGTTATCTGCTCCGACTATATATATCTTTGAACCGTTAGGTAATGTGATTGTTAGTTCCGTTTCGTTGACTTTCGTGCTTGGAACATCTTTAAGGTAATATTTCAGTCTATCCCACGCTATTATCTTTGCCTGTTTTAAAAACGGTGCTACATAAAAGTATCTTGCGTTAGGATATGTCGTTGTTAATGCTTCTCTTATAATGTGCAGTATTACGCATATCGTCTTACCCATTTGACGGTGTGTGCATAATACATTGAATCTGTGCGTTCTTAACTCTTTAGTGATTTTTTCCTGAACAGGTCTCGGCGTGTAAGGGATGTCTATTTTGACGGTGTCGGGGTTACCTATCATCTCCCTTAACTCTTTCCTGATGATAGGGTCGTTAATGTCTACTCTTCCACTTTTAGTTATTCGTCTTTTTACCCACTTCGTAGCCAACTCTGTTCTCCCGTTCAAGTCTTCTCTTTAATCGGCACTCTTTACACCTTTTCGGTATCTCAAGCCCTTTACTCTTAAAAAATCTCTCTTCCTTCTCACTAACTTCAAACTCTTGTCCGCACTCTTTACATTTCATTTTTCAGTCCTATTTTTTATTTCCGCCTTTTACGGTTACTAACTCCCCACCTATCTTAATCTCCAAATTCACAGGCGGTCTGTTATCTACATCTCCATACACATTCGGGTTCAGTTTCGCACTTATCCATTTAATGAACTCTGTCTTTATCTTGGCAGGGAAAGCGGTGTCTTTATCTGCGGTCAATACATCGTTACGCACTTTCTCTATGTCTGTGTCCGTTCTTCGCTTTAACGCTTCATAATAAACCTTCGTAAGTTCAGGGTCATAGTTCTTAATGTTGTAAAATGTTCGTTCTTCTAAATTCGCTTCTTTACACGCATTTGGAACACTCATACCCTGACTTATCAACTGTATCGCAAACTTAAACTCTTCCAATTTCGCAAGAGATGTGGTCATATCTTCAAATTTCACTAACTCATATTGCTTTCTCTGTAACTTTCCCTTTGTCCTATTCCCTTTCGCCATAAACACAATTAGCAGTTAAAACTTTTCAGTCCTAACTGTTTCTCTCCTTTTCCTTTAAAATTACTTTGAACACCTTTATACTCCCGTTCTTTAGAGTTGAAGTCTATCGGGTTGACATATAGCCACCTCACGCATTTACTTCATCTTAATTCTAAAAAATTGATATTGTATAGTCAGGAATTAGGCATTGAACCTACATCACTCACTCACATACTTTATCGTCAACAAATACGCTTAAAACTCAATTCTGTGCGTTTAATGAAAGACTACACACATTTCCCCACACAGGGTATGCGGAGTTGAAATGATTATCTAAAAGTCCTATAATACATATAAGGCATCTAAAGAAAAGAAACTATCACAAAGAAAAGATAAGGTCTTTAATCTCAAAACTCTTTGATTTTTAAATCGGCTTTAGAAAGTTGAAAAAAATTTTTGAGGGGCTTTTTAATAGATTTTGTGCGTGTTTGTGGCTCCCCCTACCCCCCTACCTAAAAAAAGAAAAATATCCCTAAAATACAGTATAAGTTCCAATAACAAACATTATGTTAAGTTGCAAATAACAAGCGTTATACATTGAAAAATCAACAAGTTTTTAATATTTATTTTGTTGTAAATTGGTTAAAAATACCCATTTTATAATATTATGTTAAGTTGAAACACTGTTATTTTATTATTAGCACTCTATAAAAAAGGGCTTTTTTCTTTAAGAAAGCAAGAAAAACCGATAAAAAATAACCGCTTTTTTAACTTGTTTAATTTCTTTTTTTTGTTTTTATCTTGTTTTTAACTGTTTTATCTTTTTTTTGTTGTCTTTTGTCTTTTGTTTTTTTACTTGCTTTTTTTTTGTTTAGTTTAATTAGTAGTCTTTTTTAATTAGATGCTTGTTATATGTTAAATAGTTATTATTCGTTTTACCGCTTACCCTGAAAAAACTAACATTTATAATCTTTTATTATGCTTATTCTTTTAAGTT